TCCCGTCGTAGCAATAGCAACAGCTGCTGCAATTGTTGCTTTTGCATCTCCTAACTTTTTACCTGTATTGGTATCATTTCCATCAGGAGTTACATATAAAATATTCGTGACAGTTGCTCCCATACCAATGGAAACAATGTCAGATCCGATACCTGCTCTTTCTCTACGAATTAAGAGTTCGGCATCATAAGTATTCAGTGCAAGTTCACCTAAAGGAAGTTGACCTAATGTTGGTTTTTTTCCAGGAACTGCTGATCGTTTTATTCTAATAATAGGTGCTGCCATTCAAGTCAAACCTCATATATGGTATATACCGTAAAAACCCAATATGTATTGAGCATTATTGTATATTTATGCAATTAAAAAGTTCAATAACTTTCTTCTTCTGTAATTAATTCATCAATCCTATTCGTTAATTTTTCTATTAACTCATTTGATTCTCGTAGTTTTTTTTCCAAAATTTCATTTTTGGTTTCTAAAACTACTAATTGCGTGAACAAATCCATTGCTTTCTTCTGATATGTTCCAAGTAAGTGTTTATAATCATTTTCATCCATAAAAATAGGTGAGGAACTATCCTCACCTATTTAGATTCAAGATTTTAGATTAGAATCAGAAAGTTCCTGCGTCTATTGTAATATTCTGAAGAGTTCTAACTCCATTTGAACAATCAATTACTTGAGATTGTCCTGCACAATCGTTAATCCAAAGTGATCCAATTTCTAATGCTGCATATGCACTTGCAGTTAAAACACTATTTGATTCGCTAACTTCAGATGCAAGAGCAATTCTAGATGCAGAATCATCCCAATAAACTGCTGCTTTTTTTGCAGAATCTGTGTAATAATTTAAAAGCAATCCAAGATCTTTGTTTAGATCTGAACTTGGTGCAGATCCAGAAACTAATCCGATTTCAACCAAAGAGTCTTCAACAGTTAATGTTGTAGTATTAACTTGAGTAGTAGATCCATTAACAAAAAGATTTCCACCAATGGTTAAATTGCTCGAAACTCCGACATTACCTGTGACATCAGCAACAGTAATTGCTTCGGTTGAGTCTGATGCACGAATTGTTGAGGTTTTTACAGTTGGAGCAGTTAATGTGTTGGAAAGATAAGCACTTCTCCATTGTTGAGAAGAAGTTCCTAAGTCATAAGTATCATCTGTGTTTGGAACAAGATTTGAAACAAATTCTCCAGCAACATTTACATTATCAGTATTTGCATCACCAAGATTGATTGTACCACCCTTAAAAGTGGCCACTCCAACAAATTCAGAATAACCCTCTACATATAAGTTCGCACCAATTGTTACATTTTTATTAACACCAAGTCCACCGTCAATCTGAACGGCACCAGTGTCTGGATCACCTAAAACATTATCTTCTGTTCCGCTGAATGTTGCTGCAGCAGATACATTGACATCATCTAATTCAGTTTGTCCTGCAATATCCGCACCAGCATTCGCATCAATTGCACCACTGAATGTGGAAACACCAGAAAGTGTTGTATTTTCTAAAGATGCTCCAGAAAATGATGCTCCAGCAGAAACACTAGTCCAAGAAAGATTACCGTCAGCATCAGTTTGAAGAAAATATCCGTCTTCTGGTGCTGCTGGAAAAGTATAAGTTACAATTCCTGCAAGAGAAGATGGTGATGATAATGTAATATAATCTGATCCAATTCCAGTGGATTCGACTAAATTGACACCACTTCCTGTTGATGCAGTTTCTCTAGTCCAATATCTATGAGAACCAAAAAATTTATTTTCTTCTGTGGTACTATTAACACCAATATAAAACTCAAAGGTATCTAGAGTTAATGCAGGTTCACCTGCCTGAAGTGGTGGCAGATTGGCAAAATCACCTCTCTTGAACTGAATAATTGGAGAAGCCATTTTTGTAATTTTTTATTTTTTTATTATTTAGTTTATCAAAAATTACCACCATCAACATCAATTTGATTGTCAAGATCAACTTCAAGTTGCTGAACAAATTCTGGTGGTAGTTGAGAGTCCTCTGCTGCAGCCTGCAACACTTGATCGGCAGGAACTAAAGTATATTTCTGCAAACTTGCATCATATGTTAAAATATATTGATCTTTTGTTGGAAGATTTGAAACAGAAACATCTGCTAAATCTGAAAGAAATTCTGCCACAACTGTTTTCTCCTGAGAAACTCTAAAATTGTTACCAGAATTTAATCTAACATTGAAATCTGCCATTTTTGTGAAGGCGATTTATAAGTATTTATGAAATTGAGGCAGATACAAATGCCATGCCTTCAATTACTCTTGTTTTTAATCCAGAAACACTAGTCACCAAAATGTCATAATAGTATCTTCCGGGTGTAATTGTAGATGTTACATCATCGGTCATTGAAAGTGTAATTTGTCCAGTCGCAACTGTAATTGAAGTTGAAAATGAATAAGAAGTTGTTGATTCTGGAAACTTTTTAATTTTAGCAATTGCTGAAGAATTACTTAAATTATACGGAGTTCCATCCGCATTTGTTATCGTAAATGTAGAAGCAAAATCTGCTCCTTGTTCGATAGTGATATTAACTGCTGGTACTGCCATTGGAAAATTTTTTAACTATTTATTTTTCATCTAAGTTTTTATTTTTAAGCAATTTTGCCAATTCGGCAGTTGATCCTACAAACAGTGCATTTGTAACATTAGTTGGACCTTTTGCTTGTTTAATTTCTTCAACATCTTTTAATTTTTTCTGAAGATCCATCAATTTATCCGTAGCATCAGAAACATTTTTAATAAGTTGTCCAGCAACTTCATATGCTCTTGGCATTTCACTTTCTCTTGCTAAGTCTAATATTCCATTTATTGCTTCTTGTCCCTTTTCAATTAAAGAATAAAGATTAGCTCTTGTATAATCATAGTCCTTCTTAATGTCATCAATAGATAAAGATTCCTTTGATTTACTTTCAACAGAAACTTCAACTTCAACTTCCTTCAAATTTTCTGTAGAGACTATCTCTCCAGAAACATTGAATGTTTCATTAAGTTTTTCATAGTTTTTTGCCATTTTTTAGAAAGAGTCTGTAAATCCGAAATCATCACCGATTTCAATGAGAGCATTATCTGCAGATGTTATCAGATTAACTGCAGCACCTGATACATGAGATTGTTTTGTTGTTCCATCAGATCCTCTTTGAACTGTTAGTTTATTTCCTGATTTTTTGTCAACATACATTTCCTCATTATCAATGGTTATATAAGAGTTTTCTGCAATTGCTGATGCATCATTAACTTGAATCGAAGTGGTATCTTGCCCAATATCTTGTGCAAGATTTGTTACAACATTATTTGTATAACTCTTAATTGCTCTTGGCTCAACACTATATGTAAGTTCTCTCGTTGGTAATTTTGTGGTATCTCCAGAAACATAACCAAGAGTAACCTTTTTGACCAGATCTTTTGATACAGATGTGGAAGAAACTGGACCAAAGATATATGTTTTTGCAGTAAATCTTAAGGTATAAATTAATGATCTTCTTGATGTAAAATCTCCTTCATAATCATCCTGCATTGTAATATTTTCTAAAACAATTGGAATATCTCTTTTTTCTCCAATTGTATCAACTAAATCTACAGAAAGAGTATATGATGGTTGAAAATAAGGAAGAATTTGCTCAATAATTTGAAGCATGTCATCATTCAATTTAGTATAAATCACAAGTTCAAATTGCATATTATATGGAACTGGTAAATATGACTTTCTTACATCAGTTCCATCACCAACACTAGAAGTTATAAATGTTTGAGTTGTTGTTGATTTTCTACTAGGATCATATGTTAATCCCACAAACTCAAATGACATTCTAGGTAATGTAATTTGAATTGGTTTGTTTAAATCTGGCGACTGCTCAAGTCTTGCTAAGAATTTTTGAGTTGGTCCGTAAGCTAATGGAACTTTAATGGTGCTCTTAATTTCACCAGAAGAATTTAAGTGTCTTATATTAATATCATTAAAAAGACTTCCAAAAGCAATTATGGTTTTTCTTAATATTTCGTGATAAAAGTATTCAAACATGGAATTGCCTTGGTTAAAGATAGTTTATACCAATGTATATATTTATACTTAAGGATTTCCAAAAGGATTAGATTCGCTAAAATCTATTATTTCATCTGCTTCTTGCTCTATTTCATAGTTTTGTGGATATGCATTAACGGTATTATATTCTTGAGTTGACTTGAGTTGATAAACTGCTCCACTCTCAGAACCAGTAATTATTTCACCATCAACAAAGTTTCCTGTTATATTTGATATTGTCATCTGACCACTTATTGCATTCCAAGTCTTCATAATAGCAGTTGTTCCACTAGTTCCTCCTGTTACCGTTTCATTGAGAATATATGTTCCGATTCCGGACATATAAGGAGATCCAATAGTAACTGTTGGAACTGAAGTATATCCAGCACCAGCATTTATAAGTCTAATTCCACTAATTGTTCCTGCTGCACTTACAACTGCGATTCCAGTTGCTGTCGTTCCAATTCCTGGAGATCCAAATGTAACTGCCGGTACTGTTGTGTATCCAGATCCACCACTCGTAATTGTAACAATACCTACTGCTTGATCAGAAATTCTTGTTGTAGCAGCTGCTCCGCTGCCACCACCACCAATGAAAACAATTCCTGGATTTACTGTATATCCAAATCCAGGATTTACTATTTCTACACCTTGTACTTTAGAACCTATATCTGTTCCATCACAATTTGCTATGCCACCAATAAGTGTTGCAATTCCTGTAGCTGTCCCTCCAGGAGAAGGAGACGAAGAAATTGCAACTACTGGTACAGAGGTGTATTTTTCTCCTCGATTTGTAACTATAATTGAAACAACAGCACCATTTACAACAGACGCAACTGCTGTTGCTGTTGATCCAGAGGATACAAGTGTCAAGGTTTCTAAATTTTCTTCAGATATTACAGAGTCATCAATTTCATCAACATCGGTATCGATGATTTCATCTTCATATCTGAAGAGTTCACATTTTAATTCATAAACATAATTTTTTTGTAATTGGTAAAATGGTTTTTCGTGCTCTACAAACTTAATTTCAAACAATCTATCTCCTAAAGGAAAATAAACTAAATCTCCTTCTTTTGGTCTTGTTGATAATTCAATATTTGGTTGATTTTTAATTAGTGGTGAAATATAAATTTCAAATCGTTCTCTTGAAATTATCAAACTCAACTCATTAGTTGCTTGGATGCCAAACTTTGACAATAATTGAGTATTATCTCCATATCCTTCAAAATTATTTACATATGCTTCAATTGGATATGCACTATCAAATTCGGATTCGATAACTTCTTTAATAATAGTTTTCTTTGTAATATATTTTCTAGGAATGTAATAAACTTCAACACCATACATTCTCAATTGTTCGTTGATTAAATCTTGAACAAGACTTTGCTCAGTTTTTGATCCTTGGAGAAAAAATGGATTTAATGCCATTATCCTATCATATCTAATGGTGGAAGTTCATAAGTATTAGACATTTTCTCCATGATTACATCAATTTCTTTTTGAGCATCATCATAAATTTGTCTGCCGTTTAACTCAACTCCACCTGGAAGTTTTACTCCTTGGAATTTGATTAAATTTTGTCCCCACTGTCTCTTGATAAGTGAAGTTAGGTACATTTTTAAGAAAGAATCATTCCAAACCCTTGCAAAATCATTTGGATTGAGTAATCTCCAGCAATCTATAACCAAATAATCTCCAACATTAACACTTCCCCAGTCAATATCAAGATATAATCTATCCATTCTTTGATTAAATCTTATCTGCTTATCCGTTGTTAAGAGAAAATCAATATCTTCAAGATAAGTTTTGGTCATTGAATATGTTAAAAGTTCTGTAGATCCCCAGTAATAAACATCATTTAAAAATAATTGATATTTAACACTAAACATATTGTTCGTAATACTATTGGATCCATCAAATTTAAATATTTTGTTTATTCCAATAACAGATGATGGAATTTGCAAGTAATTACTATTTTCAGTATATGTAAATGTAGTCGCAGATCCAACAATTGTTGTCGTTTCTGTTGTAGTTACAATTCCAGCAGTAGAACTTTGCCCAGCAGGAGCTCTTCCCCTGTCAATATCGTCTTGAGTAATTTGATATTTTAAATAAATCTGAGTTACTCCGTCAAAATGTCTTTCATTAAAAAATTGAAGTGCATCATCAACTAAATCATCAATCTGCTCATCGGCAACATTAATTTCTAAAACTGGCGCACCCAGTTTTCTTTTACAATAATCTATTAATTCTTGTCTGGTTGATGGTTGCGCCATTTATCTGCTTTTTGAAGTATTTATATTAAAGAACCTAATTGCTGAACAACTTCTTGTTGTTTTAAATATAACTTACAGTAAGATTTTGCAAAATTTTTCAATGTCTCAATATCATCTATACTATCAATTTCAGAAGACATTTTATGATATTCAAAACTTTTACTTAAATTTTCAAGTTCTATTTTATCAGGATTCATGAGTTAAACTCCTAAGTAATGCTTTGATTTCATCCAAATCACCCTTCATACTAACAAAATCAGATTCCAATTTCTGTATTTTTTGTATCTCTTCTTCTTTCAAATTTTTTCTAGAGACATACTCTTGATACTCTGTCATATTTTTATTGATAATAGAATTGTTTCTTGGATCACGGTAAAGGTGTGAATGTCCTTCGACTTTTAAATGTTCCATATCAAGCAAGTGCAATTACTCTCAAATCTTTCATTCTAGGAACATAAACTTGACTTGTTGATGTCATAATAATTTTGATTCTGAATGATCTAAAAGAAGAAACTTCATCAATACTAAATACATGCTCTTTATATTCAATTTCTTCAGGTAAAAATCCTATAGTTGACGATGGTGGAACATAAATGTCGGACAAACCATCATTATTTTCAATATCAACAATTTGTCCTCTCTCATCGATATTATTATATCCGGGAAATGGAACAAATATTGGATCAAAGTTTTCATTTTCACTAATTGCATAGAATGCTCTTATTTCTGAATATAGATTTGTATGTGCATTAACAAGGATCTTGATAGAAGTTGCTGGATTCTCTAAAGCAATTTCTTTTGAAACATATTGGAAAGCGGTTGGATCTTCAAAAATTGTATTTGCACGATCATCTTCTATATAATTCGTAATTACACTATTAACTCGATTTGAAGTTAAAATTGTACTTACTCTTTGAGTGTCAATGACAGGAGTCAATCTAGAATCTATTGTATTGAGATTTACTCTCAAGTTAAGTGATTTATTTCCTGGTAAAGTGCTCAATTTATTAGTTTCATTTACTTTAGAGCAAACAATTCTAGGACTTGTTAGGTAATTTGCTTTGTTTATTGATATTGGTTCAAATCCTTGGTCTGCAAATGGAATTTCATTACCACTAATACTAGAACCACTTACTGTTCTAACTTCAGAATCTATTGATGTTCCTTGAACTGTTAAATTTTGAACAACTGGTGTGATAATTTCAAATGGAATATTTTGAGTTGCTTTAATAGCATATCCTCCAGAGGATTTTGTTTGGTTCATATAAAGTTTTGGAAAACTTATTCCATCAGTTCTACCAACTCCACTAGATCCCATATCAAGTTTAACATTATAAGAATCAAATGTAATTGGATTCGATACAGTAACATCATCTAAGTTGTGAGTCTTGTTTATTCTTCTTAGAGAAACTCCACCAAGTTCATATTTGTAAACTAAAGTTCCTGCTGGATAATTATGAGGAACAGTTGAATCGATTCCTCTAGAAATTTCTCCATTGAGACTTCCAGAAGAAGTTGAACTATAAGAAATAATTTCATTTCCTATCAATACATATCCAAGATTAGTTGTTCCAATTCCAACATTTTCAAAAGTTCCAAAATTAGCAGAGCTATCAACAGGAATAGGATCTGTTGATGTGGAATCATATGAATCGGTTAACTTTGTTGGAATAATGTCAGATTGTACATCTGAAATTGTTACATAATTTTCATCAAAATACATTCCATGATTTTTATGATTCACTACAATATGAAGTCCATCACTTATAGTAGTAATATTATCAATCTGCACATTTCCACCAGAAGCACTATTCAAAGTCGTAGTTACTCCAGAGTTATTGATGTACTGAACAGTATTTCCAACACCAGATATTACAAAATCTCCTTGAACATTGTCTAAAATAAACTCATTTGTGTTTGCGATTGAAACAAGTGAAAGTCTTGCATTTGAACCTAAAGAATTTGCTCCAATCGTACCAATTCCAAGAACATCTCCAACAACATAACCACCACCAGATTCTGAAATTGTTGCTGCAATTGCTACACCATTTTCAATAGTAATATCAGCTTTTGCATTTCTGCCACTACTTGTGATATTTGTAAGAGGAACGCCATTAAATTGATATGTTCCAGAAGATGGAGTATATCCAATACCAGAATTAATGATATTTAAAGTTCCAGTTGCAATTCCTGCATTTCCAATATAATTTGCGGTTGCATTTGTTCCTTGTTGCAGTATGGTATTACCAAACACTAAGTCTGAATCTTGTAAGGTAGATCCAAGACCAACTCTAATTTGTCTTGAAGAGAGATTTAAAGAATTTGGAAGTAAAGTCGCAATTTCATTATTTCCTTCTGAAAGTTCTGGATTATAGAATTCAATAGATCCTCCAGGTACAAAATCAGCACGATAAAGTGTGAATTTGAGATCTTCCCATTGACTTGGTTCCCAAGTTGATGCATTTTGTGACTTAAATAGTGATCCAAGATATGGTTGATTGGATATAAATGTCTGTGTGATTAAATCATTTTCACCAACTCTTGAAATGTATACACTATATTTTGTTGACAATGATGCCAAGCAAATCGCATATTCTGTACCACCTTCCAGATAAACTGGTGCTTTAAATGTAAAGGTAGTTGGAACTGATCCATCAGAAGAAGTATTAATTTCTGAAGGATCAAGAATTACTTCTGAGAAAGGAATAACCTTTTGTGTCGGAAATCCTCCCTGCATAGTCCTCAACTGGAAAGTCACAGGAATATCTAAATCATCTTTAGATGCGAAGAACACCTCACATTTTGTTAAAAATACTCCAGTTTCATCATCAACTAAGAATGATTGTGCAAGAGGATCATACCATTGAGTAACTGTTCTCTGTCTTTGGAGAGTAGATATAACATTTGTTGCTACTACTTGTGTGCCAGTAGTTCTAGCAACTGCTCTTTCTTCAAACTCTCTTTTGTTTTCAATTCTTGCATTTCTTACTGAAATTATATTTTCTTGAACAGTTTCTAAAGTTCCACTAGAAATAAATCCTTCTTCGGCAATCGTTGTAGCAGTATTTTGATTATTTGTCTCATTATTGACAAGAGTAAATACTTTGTTTCCAGTTTCAAATCTTGGATTGTTTGTCAGATTTGGATTTGGAATATAGAAACTTCCAATGAGAGTTGCAGAGATATCAGATATCAAGCGAACATTAGATATTGTTGCCTGAGCTCCACTAGTTTGACCAACTAAAATCATTCCAGACTCTACATAACCAGAAAAACTTCCTTCTGGTTGATTTGAAAGCGAGAAGGTATCTATGTTTAATGTTGTTGATGTTGAAGAATATGTATTTGGAATTAATTGTCCTGTATATGGACTTGTCGTAAATACCTTGGTTGGAGAATTATACTCACCTTCTTTATGATTTGATTGTGCAACTCTAAAAGTAATACCTGGATCAGTAATTTTTGGATTTAGTGGTGCAGAACCAACTGTTCTAGTTGTTCCAACAACAGTTTCTCCAACTTGGAAAACACCAGAAATCATACTGATTTCTAAAAGCTTTGGCACACAATACTTTGTGACATCAACACCATCAAAGAATCCATAAAGTTGTGTTGAAGGCTTAACTTTTTTAGCAATAAACTGAATGTTTCTTGATCTCATGAATGAAATCAGATTTCTACTTATGACTCTATCTCCAGTAGATGTAGTATCAAATTGCTCTGTAACAACAGTTCTGGTGCCAGTTCTAGTTTGTACTCCAGTGTCTCTAATTTCTCTCAGAGTGTCTTCTACAACCTGATCTGTTACCGTTTCTGTCCAACTTCTAGTTCTGGATCTTCCCCCTGGACCCTGAACACTTATATCACCACCACCACCGATTGTTCTTGTTCTGGTTGAATCGATAATTTCAGTTCCAGTCCAATTTGTTTCCCATGCATTCCAAACAGTTGGTGCAAATCCTGTTTGTGGATCTACATTCAGTGTTCTTGATGCAAGTTCAAGAGTTTCTGCATAATTACCTTCTGTTTGAATAATTTTTGCTTCAAGTCTTACTGTATCAACCCAAGTGTCTGATGCAGGAGTAAGTTCCATAGAACCCTGCCAGAAACTTACCAAGAATGGTGTTACACTTTCAGGTCTAGTTGCAAATGTTTGCTTTAACCATTCAACCTCGGAATAATTTAAAGTAACCACATCACCATTTTTGACAATATTTGTTCCTTCTGGAGACGCAAAGGCTAAATCTCTATTTGGATCAACATTTTCAACAGGACCAACAATTAAATCAATCGAATCCGTGTGATGTTGTGGTCTTAATTCTTTATTCTTAATATCAATACTATTTTTGAACTCAATTCCTTCTTCTTGTGCTAATAGAGATGTAAAGTTATCTACAAAGAATCCAGATTTGAATCTATTCAATCCTGAAGCATCCGGTACAAAAAGATTTGTCGTATTTGTTTCTAACAAAGATAATGCGGTATAATACTCAAGAGATTTAATTCTATTTTCCAGATTTTTAATGTCAACCATTCTATATCTCTTATGATCCAAGAAAGTCAAGGATGCTTGAGATACATTATAAAGATATGGTGGTAATGAAACCTGTGCTATCTCTAAAGAATCATCAACAGAGACCGGTTTTTCTGGTTTCTCTGATGGAGTTCCATATTTTACTTGGAACTTTCCATCTCTAGTTAAATAAACTCTATCAATCCTTCCCAAATAGAAAGAAAAATTTGTTATAATCGATTCATTTGATGCCAGTATATTTGCGGCAGAGTCTCCGGAAGCAGTAAATGATCTACCATAAAACTCTAATGGCGATCTCTGCCCTTCAGAAACAGAATAAGATGAAACTCTTGGTCTAATATCAATAATATCAGTATTTCTAACAGAATTTACTGACTGAATATCTTTAATATAGTCAAATGCCAAATAAGATTCAACTGTAGTAATATCTCCATCATCAGAAGACTGATAATATCCATTAGAGAAGTAAATTTTTAATTTCTTACTTGCTTCTTTGGAATCAGATTTTCTATTGATTGTACCATGATTATAGAATGAAGATTTTTGACCATTACTGTAAGAATAATTTGATGATACATCAAAACTTGGAGTATCTAATGTAGAAATAACGGCTTGAATATTGGATTCTTCAAATGTAACTATTTCACCTTCTCTAAAATTAATATTATTTTTTGGAATAAATGAAATTTTTGAATCTGTTAATCTTTCCGCACAAATTGCAATTGATCCACTAGATTGTCCAGTAATTTTTTCACCAATAACAAGATCTGAAGTTTTTCCAGTAGGTCCAGTAATTGAAGAAAGAACTACAGTTGGTGCTGAAGGATTTGATATGTCTGCAGATTCATAAATTGAATGAATTTCAATAATATCTGGAACATTTAATGAAATATTCTCGTCTTGTACTCTAGTTCCATATGGATAATTACCATAAGTTAATCCATCATTTAATGTGGTGGCTCCAATTCCAGAGGCAGTAAGTTTTGATTTATCTACTAAAATACTATTGACTCTGTTTTTGATTTTTGACTTTGCTTTTGGTTTAATTTTAGTTAGTGTTGCAATTAAAGTCGCATCAAAATCATCAGTTCCTAAATTATAAATTTGTAATTGCTTAGATCCACCAGATAAAGAAACTTTATCTGAAGTAAGAACCTCTGTTGTTCCATCACTTCTGATTAAAAGATATCTTTCTGGATCAAATGGTAAAAATGTTTCATTTTCACCTGCAATAATTGTAGAAGAAAGTTGATTGCCTGAAATATTAACGCTATATGTTTTTCTTATTGTTAAAGATGCATTCGTAAGATCTACATTAGAAATATTTCTTTTCGGAAGTTCCGTATAAAGAGAATTTGTTTCAGAATTTTGCAATCTTGATGTAATAATTCTCAAATCTGAAACCTGAAGAGGAGAATCTGGAAGAGTCCCATCACAAACGCCAATTACCGTTGCAACACCAGTAATTGTAACTTGAGTAGATCCAACACTTATTACTTTAGCAAAAGCAGGATCGAATGATACTTGATTGCTAAATTTAAGTAAATTTCCAGACTTTAACTTTCCAGGAAAAGCAGCATTTGTGCTCGTGATAGTACTAATTCCAGAGTCATCATATGCAGTAATAGAAGCAACACCAATATTAACTAATTCTGATTGAATAATATCTGCAGAGAATGTTTGTGCTGCGCCGACAATGCCAAAAATTGATTTGACATCTGACATACCATATGAAGTTACTGCAGTTGCCACTCTCGAATTTTCTATTCCATCAATAATAAAATTCTCATTCTTTAAAAATTCTCCAGATTTTTCATATACAGTCAATGCTGTTCCAGCAGAAACTGGAGATTTTAAAAATGCTGTTGCTCCGCTATATTTTCCTTTAATGAAAGTTGGTACGGATAATGTTATTGGTTCATTTAAAGTGATTTCAGATATTGTTTGTATATCATATAAGGAAATATTCCACTCATTAATATTTGGATTATTTGCATTATAAGAACCAGAATCCAATTTAAAATCATAAACTCTGGCAAGTCCGATTTCCTTTCCAGAAGCAACTGTAGATGCAATTCCTACTCTAGAATCTCTAAGACTTAAAATGTAGGTATTTCCAATTCCTACCGTTGGAGAACCATAAACTCTATTTAACTTTAAAGTAGTTCCCGTTTGATAATTTATCGATTGATTCTCTAAAGTTTTTGTAGTTCTTGGTTTCTCTACATCTAAGAAATTTGTGCCAATAGTTTCAACTTCATATCCTTTTACAAAAGCTTTTCCTGGAGAAATTTGATATAATGCAAGATCTTCCGATGGAACAGAACCACCATAGGTAAGTTGATTTACATTAAATACACCTCTATTTCCCTGATTATTATTAAGAGATTCTTTAACACTAATATCAAAAGGAGTTACATAATAATCTCCAGATTCTGCATATGTTCTTCTTGCAAGTTGATCTTCTAATATGCTAAAATCTGTTGTTTGCTTCTTTGATCTAAGAATTCCATCTTGAATTGTTGCAAGTTCAATGAAATTTGAATCATCAAAATCATCTAAACTTTTTTTGAATAAAGATGTTGAAATTTTGAGTCTATCTGCTCCAGGTGCTGCATAATTATTAAACCCTCTTGAATTGTCATTCAAAGATGAATCTTCATCGGAATTGACAACATCTTCAGTAATTAGCAGACCAACTCTATAACTTGGTGTATTTGAATATTGGTCAAGAAGAATTGTTTCGTCATTTACGGTTAAAAACTGTCCTCTAGCAAAATAAATTCCATTTGTAATAGAAAATGCAGATCCAATCGAGGTTGCATCAATCGCTACAGTTGATGCAAATGCTTCTCCTGGAGCAATAATTGTATTTGCTGAAGTAATTGTTGCACTTGAAGATAATAACTCTCCACTTGAAAATTGTAAAGTTGAATTATCTTGAGAATTTGAACCAAGATAACTTATATAAAGTGTAGTATTTCCTTTTTCAGAATCATTAGACAGTAAAACAGTATTAACAACTGCTGTTACTCCAGAAGTTAATCCAGTAATCTTGGATCCAATTATTTGATTGATATAATCAGATAGTGGAACACCAAGATAAGTATTTTCCAGTTCAACTGCATAATATGATGCGCTGTATGCAGTGTTTCCCGGAATAACTTTAGCACCTTCTTTAAAGAAGTGCTGACCAAATTTTTCAATCTGGTTTTGTAAAATCGACTGTAAAGTCGTTAATTCTCTAGCCTGAACCGGATATCCAGGTTTAAATAAAACCCTATAATAATCATTATTTGGATCAAAGTCGTCAAAATATGGTGCTACATTGAGATTTGTTTCTTGTGGCATAATTCGTCAGAATTGCAAAATAACTTTGATGTCTTCTTTTTGACTTATTGATCTTGTTATTGATGGCCTATTGTCTACATAGACGATATTTCCAGAATATTTTTTAACTTCTGGTTGTGCCACTCCTTGTGTAAAGGATTGTCCAAGATAATATGTCCTATTATTTATTACAGTTGAAAGACCAGTAAATGAAGTTTGAATTGCTAAATTTACAGATCCACCAACAATAGATATCGATCCTCCAGTATTTGGATCTGAAGTAAATCTATTCAACTGAAATCCATAAGTTGGTGTTGTATTTTGTGTTCCATCAGTATTAAAACCAGCAAGAGAACGATCTTGCCAATATTTTAATACACCAGTAACCTGATCATAAGAAATGACTCTTCCAACTGCGGTTGATCCAACTCCAATAGTTTGTGTAACAAATGAATCTGGAGTAAAACTTGCAGAACTATAACCAGCACCGGTGAGTTTTAGTGCATATGTTGCACTTGCTTTATCTAATCCAAGAATCTGTGTTGAATCATATGCTTCAGGATTTTCAACAATTCCAATTCTTGAAATTTGATTTCCAGTTATAAAATCTGGATTTTCTGTATCATTTTCAATTCTTGAATATAAAAGTGCATTTCTTGCACCAAGTTCTCTATAAATGTCAGCACCGTGGCCACCTTGAGGTGGAATAATAACATTAAATACTGGACTTGTTGATCCTGTTGGAACTCCCCCCGAAACAAGATCTAGAGTTCCAAAAGTATATCCAGAACCACCAGAAGAAACTGTCACTGATTCTACTTTTGAATTATTATTAATTACAACAGTTGCTTCCGCTCCAGTTCCATCACCTTTGACAGGAACTCTAGTGTATGTTCTATTTGCTGTTCCTAAACCAACTCCTCTGTTAGTAATCGTTACAATTTTTAATTGTCCACTAGTTGCAGCATTATTTCTTACCGCAGCATTATTAGTACTTGTTTCCCAATCTGCTGGTACTGGAATAAAGTTTGTTGAATCAAATTTAATAATATCACTCGGACTAATCGTATAAAGATATTTCCAGACATAACCATCACCGCTTGTTCCCGCTTCTCTTGGTTCTAAATCTGTAAAAGTTGGTTCATCAAGAGATGCTCTTCCCGAAGGATTTTCTGGATTGGTTCCATTTTGAAGACAAATATAAACACGATAATCCGAATTTACAACATAGTAATTCGCATCATATAAACTAATTGCATTCGAAGGTTTAGATGGATTTTCTGCCTTAATATCATGTCTATACATGTCATAAGTAATACCAGATTGCCAAGTTACTTTTCTGACAACCTGTTTTACATCAGAAGCATTAATTTTTTTCAGAGCAATCATTGTATCCCAATAATTGTTCTCTTCATCAAAATTATCTCTAGGATCTGGTGGATCAGTATCCCAAGTAGAACTTACCTCAGTTGCATTAGGTAATCCCACAAATGCATAATAAGAGTTACTAGTGGATGCTACACTAGCAACAAACTCTTTTGCATTTAATATACGAAGTTGATCAGTTATGATTGCTGACATTTCCAGTTGTTTTTTACTTATTTATTTAACTATAATTGAGATATTTTAATGGATGCACTCTACTTACTGATCCTGAGGTAGTAAGACCAACTACACCATTTTCCAAATATGCATTAAATGTTTGTGGATTTGATCTTTCACCCAAATTAATTTTACCCCAGGAATAATTACCAAAGAAAGAACTATAACCAATTCCAGACAAAGCATTATAATCAGAAACACTTGTCATCACTCTTGCAACATAGGTTAGTGCAATTCCAGGAACTGAAGTTTGTGCGATTGAAACAGAAGATACCTCATAAACATTGTCTAAGAATTGTGTTCCAATTCCAAGAGTTGATCCATCACCATACAAAGAAGTTACTCCATTACCAATATTACTATTTTGAATAACAAAATAATAACCAGTTTGTATTCCACTAATTGTAGTAACACCAGTAATTGTAGAATCCCTTAAGAATGAGTCTGTAGGAATATAGAAATCAAATACTAATGCAGTAGAAGCAATACCTACAGTTGTAGTATTTACACCAACAACAATTCCAAAATCTCCTTCATAAGAATTTGACACATTAATTTCATAAGTTGATTGTGGAATTTCAATAAGAACTTCTGGTGGATTTGTATTTGTATAACCAGTTCCTGAAGAAATTACTGAAATCGAAGAAACGGTTCCCCCAACAGAAACTATAGAAGTTGCAGTTGCTCTTGCAGTCGTTCCATAACCAACAGGATTTGCAATAGTCACCGATGGCGCTGTTGTATAACCAACTCCACCATTATCAATTATTAGTGAAGAAATTGTGCCAGCAATAGAAACAATAGCAGTTGCAGCTGCTCCTACAATAGAATCTTGTGAAGTTAATACAATTGTTTGAATATTATTGGTAGTTTGATTTTCTTTGTTGGAATCAAAGAATGTTCTCACGCTTTCGACATATACAACAGTAGAACCAACTCCAACTGATTGAATTAAGTGTGTTGTAGGATTGATAAGAGCTTCGTTTAAAATTCTACTCTTACTTACAATTTGTCCATCAATAATTTTATCTATGGTTTGCTTACACCATTCAACTGTTCTTTGATTTGATGGATTTCCATCTATCTCAAATCCACCATATGGATTAGTTTCAACTGTATCGGAAGATAAAATTTGAGTGACTAATCTCTTCTCCTGATTTTTAATTGTTAAATTATCTCCGGATTTAACAGTTTCTAAAACATCACGGAAAACAACATCAATATCTCCACTTCCTTTATAAAATAAAATTTTACATTTATCACCAGAGAATCCTCCGTTATTTGTTGGACCCTTTGGAGGTTCAGCAAAAGTAAGAACACTTCCTCCAGTGAGAGTGTATCCTTCTCCTGGAACTTGTAAGATATCATTTAGGAAAACGAGAAGA